TCAAATACGTTCTAATTCACATCCCCTTGGTTTTTTTGGGAGCATTTCTACGATTGTCATTCTTTGTTTGATTCCGTTTTTTCCGCCTAAACCTTCGTATATTTCAAATTGCGATTTTAAATTCTCGTATTCATCCAAATATGCAAAGCCACGATTTATAACTTCATCAAATGCAGGTTCGAGTATGTCGTGGAGAAGCCACATCACGCCTTTTACAAGGCACTCGTTAGTAACATTTCCCTCTTTTTGTTTTTTTATCAAATACCTTATGTACCCTCCTAGCATACCGACAATAGCTCCGATAATCAAGTTAATAATAGTGCTCATTGCAGAGTTACATGCTGTTATCATCATTTGATATACACCTTGCTTCCCTGGCGAGCGCAAATCCATCCGGACGGAATGCGCATCCAATCTCCTCGCATTTCTAAACAGGTTACCTGAGTACCTGCACGCAAGCAAGCTAGGCTTCCAGCGAGCGCGTGTCTCTTGCCGTCTGCGGTCAGCTCAGAATATGCACGCTGTCTATATCCTGTTCCTGGACCGGTTCTTACGCGCATATCAGAAATTAATTGGTATGTTCTACCTGCAGCGTATGCGCTTGTGCTACTAGGTGTGTATATAGGCGCTGATGTTGCTCCTGATTTCGTGAGATAGTCCATACAAACCCAGCCGCCAGCTCCTACAGATTTACCCCAGTTACCGCTCATTTCCACAATTCGAAGCGGCGTTCCATTTGATAGTGTAGTTATCCTCGCATAGTTTGTTCCAGGTCCTTTTCTAACGTTAAGGCCCGTGGATGAATTGACTTTGTATAATCCGTAATTTCCCGAACTGGAACTTGGCGGTACCGTGCTCACTCCGTCAAAGTTTGGTCTCACAAATCCTCTTATATATCTACCGTTGATAGGTACGCTTCTATATCCCACAACGGACGCTGCACCCTTGTTTCCTTCAATAACGGTAATCATTCCGCCACCAACAGATACGACCACGCCTACATGGTCTGGTCCACCTACGTTATCGCCGTATCCGGAATCCTGCCAATCATATAGGATTAAATCTCCAGGACTCGGAGTGTATGAATCGCTTTCAATCCATATACCCATCTGTTTGGCTTTAGAAACCATTGTTCCACAATTTGCGCTTACTGGAATTAGATTTCCAATTCCTAACTCGTATGCCCAAGCGGACACAGACGCAGCGCACCACGGTGCAACATAGTTCATTGGCCAGCCATCCGGCTTATGCTGATTGAATATGTCTATTAGACGGCGGTGTTTAGCTGAACCTCTAACCGCTCCGAGGTAACTAACTGCCGTCTGTACAAACTGCTGCCTAGTTGCCATTAGCCTTTCGCCTCGCTTTCCTCTTCATCCTCTTTATCTTCGCTTGTCTTTTCCTCGTTGCTAACCTCTTCATTTGTATTTGCCTCTTCGACAGGCTGTTTATTTACATAGTTATCAACATGCTGTACGTATTCGTTTATTTTTTTAGCTTCCTTTAAGTAATCCAGCAACTCTTGTGATTGCTTCGCCTCTTCACTGTAGTTGTGATTAAAGTAATGATTCACCGCATACGATATCGCAAACGCAATTACGTATGCCACCTTACCTATCACTGTGTCGCTAATTACCGGGACGTTGACCCCAAATACCATTAGTACAGCGATTACACCTGTGATGATCATTGCAATGCCATCTCTTAGCTTAGTTCTTTTGTTTTTATCCATATGTGCCTCCTACACTTTCTATAAATTCTACTTTAGTAATTTTAAAAGAAATGAGGCTGTCATTTCGACAGCCTCAAAATCTACCTTTTTTTCTTCTTCCTTTTATTCCTTGTAGCGTATTTATAACTCCTCTTAATAACAGCATCTGCGGTATACTTGCGATCCCCTGGATAGAGAGCTTCTATTTTCTGCGCATATACTCTTGCTGTTTCAACATCTCCGCGGGCAAGTGCTTTGTTGATATATGGATAGTAGCTATATCTTATGCTTTGTTTTGCACTATACAGTACCTCTTCACGCTGAAAATCGGTATTTGTTGGGTCGATGCGTTCTATCTTCGCGAGTTGTTTTTCAACTTTTAAATTGTTCTGAGTTTTTAAGCCGTTAACAACTTCTTTGAGATATTCCTTTCGTATCCATTCTTTTGATTTTTCCATTGCTACCTCAGAGGTATAACGTTCTCCTTGAACCTCAATATTCATCTTGTTGAATTTATTTGCGAATTTTTCAGCCTCTTCAACATTACCTTTCATGAGGGCGTTTTCAATCTTCTTTAATTGGTCAGTCTTCACCTTATTAATACGCATCTGCAAATACTCCTCTGCATCCAGCATACTATTTCTTGCTGCAAGACTCTTTGCGAGTTTTTCAGCCTCTTCATTCTTGCCTTTCTTGATAAAGTTATCCATTTCATCATTATGGTTTCTCTTAATGCGATTAATCGTTTCTTTATCGATTTTCTCTCTTGTGTATTCTTTATCGTTTTCAAGAATGTATTTAGCTGCCTTTTCTCTCGTTTCGCTATCGTACTTTTCGGAGTCGGTCGCAACGCTTTTAAAGTAACCTTTATTGCCCTTGTATGTTTTCTCAATCTTCGAGAAGTCCATTAGTAAATCTTGCTTTGTATTTGCACCAGTGAAAAAGTCGTGTATCGATGCCAAATATACAAATGAGCCCTTTAAATCCCTATAAACTATATCTACAGGAAGTCCAAAGAATACGCCTGCTGCATTAGCAACCTTTTCAAGTTTTGTAACTAAACTGTTTTTAGGATCTATGCACGCCTTGTATGCGTCGCTAATTTTTACAAACAGAGACATGTCTAATCTTGATGGTGTATATCCTTGTAGTGCCGACTGGATATCCTTTCCTACAGGTAGCATAGCTATAGGATTTAGTTCCCCAAACAGATTTCCATCTATATGGAGTTTGTTTTCCCCTAGAAGCGCATCAAGGAATCGTTCGACAAAATTCTTATCCTTTTTATCATCGTCTGCAATGTGTCTTATCATAGCGTCATAAACAGATTTCATAACCGCCATTGCTGTTGCTGACGTTACGAACCAACCAAACTGTTTTGCGACTAGCTTTCTAGCTTCTGATACATTGCCCTCGTCATACATCTGCTTTGCAATTTGCGTATTGGTAATGAACAGTGACAACGTTTTAGTTGGCTCTGATAAGAATGCTGTTAACACTGATGATCCTACATCCTTTTGCCTCATTAGTTCAGATCTTGATAGTACAGAGTCGAATACCTGAGTTCTATACACAACTTCTCTAAACTGTTCATTTACTGCTTGCCAATACCCTTCATTTCCCTCATGAATATTCATCGTTTCTTCGACCTTAAGCTTACAAGCGCCCCAAATTTTACCCCACGTCATATTGTCAAGGAAACCGTACATATCAAGTGTTACTTTCTCTAGCTTATTTTCCTTGTTAATCATAGCGTTGGTAAGACTTGGTCCCACATCTGTTGAATAATAGCCTAGGTCTTTCCACACAGCGACACCGGAGTGTTGCTGCATTTCTTTTACCGCATCGCGTGAATACTTGCTCCTAGCTAGATATTTTGGATTTATCACAGCGGACGCTCTAACTATTGACATAGGCTGCTGCATAGCCACTCTTCCGTTGGCTGCAATTGCAGCACGCTTTGCCGTTCCTATAATCTTGGTTGTGATAGGCATCTCGCTTTTTGCGATATTGCCGTTTACATCCTTTAAGAATTTCTCTATGTATTCGTTAGCCTCTCTACCATATGCACGTTCGATTGCCTCTCTAACAGAACCTTTAATTACGCCATCTTCTCCGTATCCTCTATAGTTCCATACATTTTCTAGGTCTTGTAGCGGCATAGATAGTGCCTGGTACGCACTCATAGCGCTTATATGGTTTGATGCGACACTTAATACGTTATCTAATACAACCGCATTCTTTGCTGATGGTTTCGTCTTCTTTGCAAATCCAGGATTGATAATTTTAGTTACCGCTGCCTCTTCAACATTGGCATCTACAGTTTCTCTTGCAATTTTGATAGGGAAATAGTTTTCTTCTGTAAACTTGTTATATCCCCATAATTTCATAGATACTTCATTTCCCCAGTCAGAAACTGTTGTATTTAGATAATGCTGAATCATCTTTGCACACTTTATTTCTTCCGGAGATAGGCTCTTAACGATATTTATAATATCACTACGCGTTATCTTTTCTCTCTGCATGGAGCTTTTTCTAAGTACAGTGTTTTTGCCGAGTTTCTTCGGTTTAACTTCCGCAGTCTGAATACCGCCAGTAAGAATGTGTTCCAGCGCCTGCTTTCTTTCGCTGAGAAGGAATAGTGTTACCATCTGCCCATGAGTTAGGTTTAAGGTTTTCCCAGATTCCAGCTTAAATGATTCTACTTTCGAATCTTCCCAGATAGTATTAAATGTATCTTCGCCTACAGCCTCTTGAATTCTCTGAAATTCATTTTGGGCGCCCTTAACATTCATAGCGTGATCATCAAATCCGATTGTTATCTCTTTAAACAGTTTATTAAGCGTGCCACCCAGTACAGTAAACCTATCTGCAGGATTAATGTTCCTCGAGAATATGAACTTGGATACAGCACTAGCTCCACCAGCATAGCGATTCTTTTCTGCTTTTTTACTGAGTTCGTTAATTACTGCGTTTCCTGTTTCGCTGATTGTTTTGTACTGGTCATACTTAAGCATATCGTTATGCTTGTTTATAATGCTATCTAAGCCTCTAATAACGTCTCTAACGCTTTCGATTGTGTCTGCATCCATATCGACAAGCCTTGATGCTTTTAAAGCCTCAAGAACTGAATCGATTTGATTCATAAAATCTTCATCCTCAACAAAACTAAATGTACTATCGCCGTCGTTCTTTTCTTCAAGCACCTTGCGATATTCGTTTTTTAACTCCATGAAGTTTTCGTAAGTCTTGTTGTATCCGTGCGTTTCATAGAACGCGTCGCCACGATCTGTAGAGAAATCCATTTCATGAAGAACCTTTGCGATAGATTTCCTGAACTCTTCCGGCATAAACTGCGTATTAGTAGGTTTTAACAGCTTGTTTGATAATTTGTTAGAGTACCACTTAATGCTATTAATTGCCTTACTCTTTCTGTTCAGTTCGCTACGTTCTTTTCTTAAATCTCGCTTTAGCTCGCTTACTGACTCCCTTTCTTCTTTAATAGCACTTTCAAGTTCTTCTATAGCCTTGTCTTTTTCTGCTATTTCCTCTTCATGTTTCTTTTCTGCTTTTTGTCTCTTTATAGTTTCCCTTTCTTTTATTTTGTTTCTTGCTTCTTTTACAGCAGCTTTAAGCTTTTCTTGCTGCTTATCTGCATAGGTCATTTCTGGTTTCATAGAAATAGCGTTATCTAGTATTAATTCTGTGATGTCGCTAGCAACGTTTTTATATTCACCGTTAATTAGACCGTCTGTCTCTGCAGATGTTTCGACCATATCTACAGCGTTACATAGATTCTTTACAGCTTCTTCTGCATCTGCTGCATCTGATGCGAATAGTTCAGGGTATTTCTCGCCTAATTTATTCTGAAAGAAGTCATATACTAGTTCAGCAGGCATTGTATGCTCGCTGTTGATATCTGTTGTAAATCTTAACGCATGGCCGTATCTAGCCTTTAGATCCTGGTAGTTTAGTTTCTTTGCTAATTCTGGAGAAATATAAATTTTACCTACACTGAGTAGATCTATTACTTGCTTCTTTGTTTGTAGGTTTTCCTTTATATTATTCTCGTTCGAATTAAGGAGCGCATTTGACAGCCTCGCAGCTGCAGAATATGCTGCACTAGCGTTTGGTGTTGCCTGGTGCACGGCCGACCAAACCTCTTCATAGATTCTCATAGCATCTTCTGCCGGTATTTTCGAACCGGTGTCATTAATCAGCTTGTTTATAAGCTTCTTTGACTTTGCCTGCTCTGGCTTATCCATAGCACTTCTTTTCATGCTAGCTTTTAGCTTGCTGATTTTTGCCTCTTGCTTATCTGCATAAGTAACAATAGGCTTAATCTCACCAAGACTGGCTTCTAGATTAGCTTTAACATCCTTTATTAGTTCATCTTCATATTCAGCAATTTCCTTTTCAGTGTACTGAGTTAGGTTTGCACCGCCATCAAAAAGATAGACTTTATTATCTTTTACCGATGCATACTCAGCAATTGTAGCTAGAGCTGTAACAAAATCTGTAACGTCGTCTAGACTTCTTCCGTCAACCTTGATAGTGTCTCCGAACAGCTCGTTCATTTCAGATAGCATGTCATCAACTGGAACAGCGTATTCCATTCTATCGATATTCTTATTAAGTTTTATTTTGAAAGCACCATCGATATAATCTTTAAACTTCCCAAATGTACCGTATCTATTCTTGATTTCTGCTTCTAAATCTTCATCGATAGAGATAGTCATATTTTTAAGGTATCTCTGTACATCCCTTATTTCTGGAGATATGCGATTAGTCTCATAGGTATTCTTAACAATCTCTCTTGTTATTTCGTTTAATAACCTCTCTTTCGTTGCATCATCACCTGATTTAGCTGCTTTATAAAGATTGTGATAGTCGATGCGTAAATCTTCTGCTTTTACATCTGAACCGACCTCTGTTATTAGTTCTTTCAGGTAACTAACAACAGATGACCTTTTAGGTATGGTTCCCTTTGTTTTAGTCTGATTTAGAATCAGTGCATCGATTTTCTTGTTAAGCTGCCTGATGGTGTTAGAATCAGCCTGCTGATTGTTGGGGATATCAAAGATATTGTTTTTTCTCTGGTATTTTTCCTTGACCTCTTCATTGTTCTGTGATAGATTTACACTATCAATACCAACATGGGCGTTATTTTTACTATCTTCATTGATAGCTTGCCAATGTTGGTCTTTTTTTATTTTTTCGAATTTAATGTTGTAAATAAAATCCCCATCAGTTCGGTTTTGCACATTAATCAATAATTTATACGGCGTTTCTCCTATTACAATTTCTTTTTTGTAGTACTCCCATTTGATTACATTTTTATGTTCCTTCTTTTCATCTCCAGGTCTTATGTATTCCGAATTCTGTAACAGTTTCGATAAATCCCCTTCATAGAATAGATTCACCTTTTTATTAAATGCATTAATCGATTTTGTTTGTTTGTCACCGTAAAAATTCTTTCCTGCAAAATCCTCATGTGGCTTAGCTGTATACTTTCTACCTTTGCCGTTATCGAATTCAACAGTTAATACTTCTCCGTTTTTAAATCTTTCCGTTAATTCTGTTCGCTTTTCTTTTTTTGTGAGCTTTTTCGTTTTGCTAGAAATTGAGAAAACATCTCTACCCTCTGAATCCTTACCTTTATACATGAATTTGATTTCATCATTATTATTAACAGCCTCTTCAAATTTATCTATTTCAGGATTCATTAAAGCATCAGTCCACATCTCTTGTGCCTTTTCCAGAATTCCTAGTTCTTCAAGCCACTTACCGCGGTATTCCCCTTTTAATGCATTGATAGTGTTTTTACTCAATGTGTTTAACTTATCTACCGTAGACTTAATAGCCTTGAGGATTGTCTCTCCAAGGCTTCTATTTTTTTCTACAAGTGTTTTAACTGCTGCTTCTGCATCAGCATCGCCCTTCCAGAAAACATCTGTAGCATCCGCTAGCAATTCATCTTCTGCTTCGGCACGTGATATGTCCTTGTAGTCATTCATGTATTTGTTGAGTTTGTTTTCATACTCAGCAAGATTTGAGTTATAAAATTCATCAAGCACGTATTTCTTAAGAGCTGCATACTGCCTAGGTGAATTAACCTGGATATGGTGTGTTACCTCGTGTTTTAGAACATCGATAACCGGGCTATCTGATTTCATGGAGATATGGATAGTTCCATTCTTGTAATAGCCGTTTACTTCCTTATCTTCGGAGTCTTTGATATTCTCTTCAAGAGATATTTCAACTCCAAAAGACTTAGCGAGTGTTCTGTACGCGTTAATCATAGGACTACTCATACTTACGTTCTCACCAAGTGTTACTCTTCCGGCTTTAAATCCTATCGGTAGCTTTGACTTGTTTGTAATGATGTTGTTATCTTCTCTCTCGGCTTTTCCTATCTCATATATCTTTTTACGGATATCTGCAGGTACTAGCTCGCTTTGAAATATAACCTTGTCGAGATCCTTGTAGTCTAATCCACGCCTTCCAGAATCATAGAAGTAATTAAACGCATATGCATAGTTTATAAACTCTTCGCCTTCCTTCACATCCTTTGCGCCTTCGTCGAACAGTTTTTCTATTTCTGGATTTGTTTTCATGCCAATAGATGCTAGCATTTCTTTTTTTGCGGCATCCTTTGCTTTTGGTAATATTTCTTCAACGTTGCTCTCGTATCTCGCTCCCATAAACGAGTTTAATTCTTTCTTGAAGTGCTGCGTTTCTCTAGCACCGCCCATTATCATTCCATTGTTCATTCTAGGCAGCATTCCTACATTTAAGTCCTGTGTTGTCTCATTTTGGATTAATTCAAGAGCTGGATTGTTGTCTACTGTGAATAGTACATTTTCTACATCTGCACTGCTGCCTGTTCCCTCTAATATCCTGGCTACTGGGAATGATAGTTCATCAATAGTCTTTTTAGGAGTATCTGCATCCTGCAAGTACTTCCTAACTTCTTTTTCTCTGTTCGCAACTTTTTGAGTTAAAAGCACGGATGCTTTTTCTCTATCGTATTCAGTGTTTAGTCCTTCTTCGGATCTGATAATAAAACTACCTGATACATTCTCTGCGCCTCTTATGCGCGATTTCTTTGCAGCGCTCAAAAGCACCTGGTCATGTTCTGTTAATTCTCTTCCGGATTCAATTTTATGTTTTAAATCCAAAATAGCGTTATTCAGAACTTTACCGCCCTTAAGTCTGTTCTTGTCAATCGATCTAGCGAAATTGTTTGCACTTGACTTTTCAGACATAGCAAGACCTGCCTGCAGTATTTTTTCCTTGTCTTCTGCAGACAGTTCAATATTCATATTAACACCACTAGGACCACCAACAATTCCACCTATTGCTGTTCCTACTATTCCTTGATAAACAGCATCCGCAAGGTAGCCTGTAGGATTTTCTGCGATTTTCTTAAAAGCATCAGGATCGTAGAATCTATCTGATATTGGCTGTAGAATTGCATTCATGAATTCTTCTACACCTTCAGATGATGCAGCAAGACCGAGTTTAATCGCTTTATATCTTATCTCATCTGCCGCAGTTCCCTTTGCAAATCTAGCCGCCATTTTGTTAGCAAACTTTTCCGCGCTGTTATCCAGAAGTCCTCTACCTGTAGAGTTTCTCATGATATTTGATGTACTCCACATCTTTTCAGTTCCAACATTGATTCCTGCGTTTGTTAATCCTGTACCCCACTGAGCATAGATGCCTGCGCCTGTGGCTCTCGCATCTCCTGCGCCTTGTCCGAATGCATTTACGCCCATTACAGGGAGTACCCCTACTCCTGTGAATTTGCCCACAGCTAAATCAGCAAGGAAACCTAGTGTTCCTTGCGCAATATCTATAGCAAACTTCTGACCAGCGCTAGGCTTTTCAATTACGCCCTCTCTTGGTTCGTTACCGTTTTTATCTTTTAAATACAGCTTTCTCTTGAACTTACCTGCTTTGGTATCATACTGCAGTTCTGTTTTATAAATACCTGCCTCTTTTGCCATGTAGTTCAGCGCTTCGGCTTTTTGTCTCGTTTTTTCTACGTATTTATAAAATCCACTAAATGCATCTCTAGCATCTTTTGACAGTTTGTCAGCGTCTAGCATTCCATTCTTGATATATCCTAGTTCGCTGTATCTCTTTAGATCCTGGTGCATACTCTTAGGATCGAGTGTAGGTGTTGAGGTAACAGTCCACGCTGCATTAAGCAAGTCAGATTTTTTAGATTCAATTAAACCTTTAAGAGCATATAACGCACGTCTATCCGAATTATTATTTACACCTGCCATCTGTGTATTGTTGAATATATCGTTCGCACGTCTTACAGGGTCTTTGCTTACATAATGCTTATTATCTCCATAGATAATTCTCTTTACTGCTTTTCTCGCAGCTGCTCTTGCCTCTGCAGGTGTATTTCTTCTAAACGCTATAGGAGCGTATCCCATTCTGGCAGCCTTTTTATACGTTTGAGATTTAACCGACTTACCTTTTTTAGCCTTACCTGTTAAAATCCCCTTCACTGCATTCTGGGCAATTTGAGCAGCAACACTAGGAACATATGATACAACCTGTGTTGATTGCTCTTGATAACTTCCACCTCTTCCTCTTCTTCCTTTTCGGCCGCGTCTACCGCCCCCAGAGCGCCGACCTGCTCTAGAGGCTGAGTCTTTTTTTAACTGATACTCTCTTTCCCAGTGTGAGTCGCTCACGCTGTCTCTTCCTTGCTGATAGTTGAAATTTCTTTCCCAGTGACTATCTGATACATTATCTCTTTGTTTTTGGTAATCAAAATTTTTATCCCAATGTGAATCAGCAACGCTGTCTCGCAACTTCTGGTAATCAAATGTTTTATCCCAGTGTTGATCAGCGACATTGTCTCTTCCCTGCTGATAATTAAAGTTTCTCTGGTCAGTAAATCTACTATATGACGAGTCATCTAGCGACTTCATAGTTCCAAGTAGATTTAAGCCGTAGTTTCTATCTGCGTTAAATCTGTCATACGCCAAACGTTCAAGCTCTGGTATCTTATCTGTTAAAGCTTGATTGTACTGATTCTGTGCCTGCGCTGCTGCGCTTACTGCATAAGAACTTGCCCTTCCGCCAGTTAACGCTGCCTGATTTGCAATTGTATTCTCATTAGCTCTATCTCCAAGTCTTGCATATTCTTTAGCAAGAGCCTGATATGACGCGTCTGTCATAGGATCGTACTTGAAATTAGCTGTGTTGTCCTGTGCTTTCTGAACAAGCGCCGCAATTTGTTCGCTATATGCACTTTTGAACGGATCTTTGTTTGCCATGCCGCCCTCCTATTTTGGTTTATATTTTAGTTTTGACTTTAGTTTTTAACTTTTCTTTTTTTATTTTACACATTACTTTTTAGGTTTTCGCCTGCTCCACAAACACTAAAACCCACTCCAGCCGTAGTCGGGTTTTGTTTTTTTTTTTTTATATTTTGAAGCCTTGGATAAAAAACATGAATGTCACATAGTATTTAGCGGTTTGTTTCCACGAATAGCTAAATCCTCGTGAATCATATTTAGGATTGCCAGCTGCGTCTGCCATTACCATTAAATCTTTTACTAGCGAGCCGTTGTGGCCAACCATCGCTTGTATGGAGTATGTATTTGCATCCAATGATACACCTAACGGAAATTCTATTCGACTCATTACCTGTGAATTAGGTGCGTATACCGTTTGGTCTCCACGAGCACTAATCGTTACATAACCATTGTCATATTCCGTATATATCATTGTGTAAGGGTCATTTTTTATAACCTCTTGGCGAATTATCGCACTGCCCCCCCCATGTACTCTTCCTATCATATTCCCTCCTAAATATACTCGATTATTATCTTAATATCGCAGTTTTTCCACTCTGCGCCGGATATAAGTTGTAGAACGTTTCCTTTGATTACTGCCGAAACTCCCCACTCTATATATCCGCCATTGCCGTAATTTAACATTGGATAAGACAGTGGTAATACATATCCTGCCTTGTAATGCACCACTCCGGTTATAGATATAATGCGAGAAGCAGCAATATCTATCGTTTCTATATTGTTTTGTCCCACTGCGATATTTACGCTATCTTTTCTCACGATTTTTCTTTGCGTTGTTGCCGCATTTACCGCTCCTATCATTAATTACCTCCTGCAGCATTCTGAGCCTCTAGGCTCATAGATTTTGTAAACTTGCAAGCGATTCTGATATCTTCTTTAGGTTCGCTCGTTAAATATACCTTAAGGTAGATGTCATCAGCCGATTGCTCGTATAATCCCGACTCTGTATTCGTTTCTAGTGCACATATAGGGTATAGCTCTGAACAAATCTTTTCAGGATACAGTTCAGGCAACCACTTCTCATCCACTTGCTCTCCCACCATATCTCTAGGTAGTGCTAATTCAAATATGTATTTCGCACCAGGGAATCTAGTCGAATCCATTAGTACAGAGTTTTTAGCGATTTCGATATCGGTAATCACTACTCCGTTTCTATGTCCCCTAACAGGTCCTCTGAATACTGTTTCTCTTTTAAATTCTGCACCTTTTGTTACAACCAGGTCTAAATCGCACTCAAACGCATCTCTTTCGGAGGGTTTGCCGAGTGCGAATCCTCTCCCAGTTACTCTAAAGTCAAACAGCTTGAAAGCAGATTGGAAGAACATGTGGCTCACTCCGTCACCACCTAGTCCATCTGATGCATATAGTGCAAAGCTGTGTGTATACGATTTATTAACTGCCACAGTTACATCGTATGTCGATGTAACCCACCCAGATACATCAGTATCTGTTTTAATTAGTTTCGTAGTGATATTGGTAGGTTTGTAAGCTGATTCATTTGACCTTTTGATTTTTCCGCTTAAGGTTATTTTATCTACTTTCTTCGCCGCGCCACTCACATTTATAGGAAACCACCCTACTTGAACCTGTGCGGTTCGATAGTTTCCTCCCCTTTTCGCCGTTCCATCCTCGTTTGACTCGTAAGGGTTTTTGACTACTGTGATTCTCGGTTCGCCATAAAGTGCCAATTTTGTAATACATTTACCGCTTTCGTTTAATGCATTCTTTTCATTTGCAGCGCTGATGTATGCTATTAGCGGTTCGTATTCATGATATGCTGGCGAAAAATAGTAGGTTGGCACTAGTACATCCGGAAGCTCGAATCTATAATTTAATTCATCTCCGTTTTCGATTATTGAGTACGAATTTGGGCTCTTTAGTTCATTCACGTTTACTTTTTGGTTTTCACAAATAGTAACTGTTTTTAATCTTACTTCTTCGTCGTAGGTCGACGCATACAAATAGTAAGGCTTCATTTTATCTGTAAGTGTGCCATGAATCACTGGTGTTACCGTTGAGTATCCCGGTATAATGCATCCGTACCCCTCTTCAAGAGAGCTGTATTTTTTATCTACCGGGATGAATTCATATATGCATGTATTTGCCATTAATCTTCTACCTTTCCAAATGATAAACTGCCTGTTTCGGTATCAGGCATAAATGCAAATTTGCCAAGCTTTATACTGCTGAGCACCTCCGCATTTTGTATATAGAGCTTGTTATCGCTCATATACGCAACTTCTATTCCTTCTTGCATGAACCTCAGCTTGTCATTATCTAGATTCATGGATATTCTGTTACCGCTTTTGCCTATAGATATTCCGTTCTTATCTAGCCTTATAGTGCTTATAATCTCACTATACTTTTTATCCGAATCAAATTTTAGATCGTTTATGTTTTTAAGAGCTTCGCTAAACTTAACATTTACAGCATTGTCCGTTTGTGTTATTTGCGATTCGATATTAGCGATCTTATCGTCCATATCGGCTGATGAGTAATATTCTGTCTTAATTTTCCTAGATATGCTGTCCGCTGCGTCTGCGATTTCTTTTTTCGTCTGTCTGCTTAAGTCTTCAAGTTGCTTTAGTGTCTTTTGATGATTTTCTAAAGTCTTAATAAATGCATTTTTAGCTGCAGCATACGAGCTTGACACCTGAACATCTGAGTAATAAAAGCTTCCATCTGAAAAAATACTCTGATCTGCATAGTATAGGTTGTTTGGGCTCCCTTCTATATAGCTAGGTTCTGTTATAGTCCACGGTCTAGGAGGAACTTTAAGTGCTGGTTTCTCTGGAGTTTCTACTGCTAAATAATACCACCTAGTATAGGAGCTTACGCTTACGCCATTATCACCTTTGACTTTCGTCCACTTATACGCTTTAGGATCTGTGCTAGCTATATCTTTAAAATCTGTGTAGATTCCTATATATGTTCTTCCGGTGCTATCCGTGGTGTTGAAACCCACTGTGCCATCTCCGCTATTTGCATAAGCAATGTGAACTCTGGGCGCTTCTTTGTTTACCTTGTTTTCAGATATTTCTTTTTTCTTGCTTGGCTCTTTTGATACGTTCATGATTTCCATGAGGACTTCATCTGCGAGCTTTCGCAAGTTTTCATCAATCGTTCTGAGCGCAAGACTTTCGTCAGACATATCTGTTCTATTTGGTACAGTTATCATGGTCTATCACTCCTACCTCTATAGTATCTTGTAAGCGATTCAATATCTGTTCTTCCTACACCCTCAATTTTTATAGAGAACTTCGCTTGCCTGTTAGGGATGATTGGTACGCTAAGTGTTTTCCCTCGCTCCGTTTCGCACTCATATATAGGTTCCCACTCACCGCTACTGCTTTGAGTGCTTATCCTTAGCTGTGCTCCCGGCTGCATATCTAGTCTCATGTTTATTTTCTTATAAGACTTCATATTCTCTACGAATTCATCGAATGGTCCAAATACAGCAAACCACTTAATATCATCTTCCGGACGTTTTCCTGTAGTGGTCCAGATGTTGCCATCTGCTATGTATATAAGCTCGTTATTCACGTTGGCAAAGGCTGTTACTTTTGTTTCATCTTCCTTGTGCCACAGTCTGCGAAGTATATCGTAGGTGAAGATATTGTACTTATTCTCGCTTTCATTTAGCATCGAAATGTAATATTTCTTACCGTTACTTCCGCCGACAGCTGATTTGAACTGATAATCTCCGAACGCTTCGGATATCATTACCGGATATGTTCCGCCATCATAAGCCATTACGCCCGTTAGTGAATGGTAGTACAATACACCGTTTACGATTACAGCCGACTTGTCCGAGCCCTTCCTTATTCCGAAGCACTCAGTGCTGTATAGCTGATATTGACTAGGCATGCTTCCGAAAATTTTATGCATGTGATGCTCTTTAAAGAAGATTAGGTGCGTAGGATATGCAGCACACCCTGTAAACTCACCATCTGAACCAACCTCTAGCGCGTATGAATCGTTTGCTAGCGACTGGAAGTAGTTCCAGTTAAGTGGGTCTCCCAACTTACTAGCATAGATTGTGTTGTCCTCGCTCCTACAGCCCCATAATCTATTGTTGCTTTCCATGACGTAATCAAGGTCTGGGATTTCTCGTGCGAGCTTTACTTCCTCTTCAACATACGACTCCTTAGTTACATCGTCACTCGGCATTCTGAATGAATTCTCGTAAGTGGTAATTGTGCTACCTTCTATGCTTTTAATAACAATCACCGTGTTATTGCCTGGTTGCTTTTTGCACCCTGATATTTCAATCGCATCACCAACAGAGAATTCAGATAGATCTGCGCCAACTAAATATATGCTGCCTGGCTTAATTGTTGCCGTGGCGCGCACCGATGCATCCATGTGTTTTACGGCGTTATCTGTAATATCTAGATACACCTTATCTGGCCATATGCAGATTTTGTTATTATGTGCCACCATAGTTTTAGGCATGATGTTGTTTATTCGCTTTTGGTAATCCATGCCACCTTTAGAGTATTTGATAAATGTTCTTATCTCTCCATCTACCTCGTATCTATCTATGATATATGGCACATTGTTTTTTACGATGATATCCCTTGGATGTTGCACTGGCATATCTATGATATTCCTTGGTGCTCTTTGAGAGAGTACAGGGTACTTATCTGATGACAAGTTGTACATATCCCTCATCTCACCGTCATCTATTACAGCATTTGCGTTATATCCTTTGAACTGTAATACCGACTGCTTGCCATTTATCTTTGGCTGTATTTCCTTAAGTAGCATATGCGCCTCCTAAAAGAAGTTCTTAATTCTTAAATTTTTAAATCTGTTGCTTTTCGTTATGTAATAGTTGCGTGCATCTACTGCTCGGCTATTATACAGACTCAGCCAAGCATTGAACGAATCCCACTCTTCCATTGCTTGGCAAGTCATAGCTGCCACATAGTACACATAAATAAAATCAAATGGCTTTTCTAGTAGCAGCTCTTCTGTTTGCGTGTCGCTAGTTACCTGCCTCTTCATGTCTTTTTCTTCGAGATTTAACAGTTCTCTCTGAACTATATTCTCTATCTCGTTAACATACGCTATCTTTTCTTCGTCAGTACACGTGTTCGGACAACGATCGTTAACCGTCTTAATTACTTCTGCTGTATTCATTTTTAACCCTCATTTACCTTGTTCTTAAGCGATATCCAGTCAGTAGCTTTAATGTCTCCATTAGGAATTACGCTTAAAGCTAGTGCCCTTCTTAATTCATTATGCTTTTCAAGTGTGATAAGTTCGTCCTCTTCAATAAACATTAAACTGCTACCAACTTTTTTATTTATAAAGCGTATAAGCCTATTCACCTCAGTACCTGTTAAAGCGATTTCCTTTTGCGCATCAACGATACTGTCGTATTCAAAGCGATGATATGTATATACTGGAACTTCTAGAGAATAAGATATCTTTGTTGAATCTGTGGCATATCCTTTTATCCTGATTAGATATTCAGTATTACCGCTAGGTAAAGTTATTGTGAGCTTTGGCTTATATTTAGTCGTTATAAGCCTCGTCCACTCTCTTTCGCCAATCTTGTATTCAATGTCATAGCTCATTTCGTCTCTGTCATCATTTACAAACCAATTGACAACAGCATCTTTAGTTCTGATAACAGATTCAATGCTTTTGATAACAGGAATTGCAACAAACCCCATTTCTCTTGTCTTAACAGTTTCAATCCAGGACTTTATAATCTGAGAATCTCTATAGATTTCAACCACGACTTCATAATCTGTGAAAGCTTTAAGATTCTTTAGGTTTATAAGCGCGCTTTCGCTTCCTGTTGTCACGCTCTCTTCTCTATATTCTGACTCGAATGCAGCTTTATACTTCGCTTTTATAATTCGATCCCACCCAGTATTCATCATGTGAGATATGCTTACCTGGATGCTACTATATGTATCTGATTCAGCTTTTATAACTGCGCTACTTGGTTTAAGTGAATCAGATACAACGGTTTCTTTTAAAATTATGTCCTTGCGTTTAATGAGCGTTCTAACATCATATCTACAGCCTGTTGTGAGCTTTTCGAACTTCCTCGCCTTAGTACCTATACCTAAAGATAGTTCATCTTCTCCCATGTACTGAAAATTTCCTGCACCTGCTGGCCTTATATACCACTCTAGCGTTCTAGCGTACGAAATGTTTGAATTAATCTCTTCAACCGCTATCAATTCACTTTCTGTAGTAGTTGTGGTCAGTTCTCCTTTTGCACTAGGTAACGTAATTACTGAATCAAACGAAGTTATCTTGTAGCCATCCACGAATTCTTCTACCGATATCTCGTAGTCAGTATTTGACATGAGGTCATTAAACGCCATGCTACAATCTCTACTGCTGTTAGATACAGTTTTATTTCCAATATGGTTCCATGCCTCACCTTTTGCCCTATGCCAGAAGCGGAGCTCTTTTTCATATCCTGTAGGTAGTCCGCTTATATTAACTATCATTCCGGATTCAGTTACATCTTTTAATGTTAATAGTCCGGCTGTGCTTAATGGCGGTGCCGGTAAAGCTCCGCCACTTTCCCATACCCTCTGTCCGTATCTAGGCTTATTCGATGTTAATACAATCTTGATATGGGCATTGCCAGAAACACGTTTGACTCCGTAATATGGCGTCGAATTACTAATACCCGACCATCTGATAGGTTTATTCTGTTTTAACCTCGTAGTGCCCATATATTGTCCGTCTATGTACACTGCCATATCCAAATACCAACCGTACCACGACTGCCTATAATCTAAACCGTGGATATATGTGTTTATACGGTAATACATATATGCGCCATCACGATAATAATCTGTTGTGGCAGTAAGTCTGATTCTGGGTCCACTATGTATCACCCATTGATTAAATAGAGTTGTTGCCATATCACCACCTACTTATATACTGCAAAGCATTTAGCCTCACTCCATACACTGCCAGCGTAGTATTTAACCTTACCGCTTACGTTATCTAGCCATAGCAGACTCTTGTCTTCTGGTTCGGTTCCTGATATAGCAACCTCAGGCTTATTTAACACCTTAACTTCTGCACCGCCTATGTACAGTAAGCCTTTTGACTTATCAAATCCTAGCTGTCCTTCTTCAATTCCATCTTTACCATCCTTGATTGGATAGATACCCTTTAATCTGGTTTCAAGGCTAGATGCAGTGACAAGCGATGTTACATCAAAGTTACTACCGGTTATCTCGTTAGCTATCTGCACAAATGCGCTATACAAGTCATCTAAGTATCCTTGTTTCTCCTGGATGTTCTCTAGAATTTTATTCGCCTGCGCGACGATACCTGCGGTTTCGCTCGCTCTTAATTTCTCTGCTCGCTCCCTTGCCTCTTCGGCCGCCTTGTATGTTGATACCTCTTTTACGAGTGCGAGAAGTACCGGATAATATTCTTCTTTTTCAATTTCGGTATTGTCTATATTTCCATCTGATACGTTATATGTGAATCTTGATGTAGTCATCTTCTTGCCGTTTGTGTATATGGAAATATCCACGAAGTACAGTCCCACAAGTTTTGTGACCTCTGGAACCGGCTTATATGTTAGAAATCCTTGCGCCGCATCTTCAACAGTCAAGTGATCTCCTATACAATCAACAAAAGCTTTTCCATCTGGGCGAATAATTTCGATTGTTACAGCGGTATACTCCGAGAAATCAAACGAACTACTGCCATTAAGTAATTTGATATCGATTGCTGCATCATCATCGAACTGTACTAGTCCATTAACAATGATGGACTTCACTTTATTTATATCTACCGTTACGCTGATTCTTTTCATATTGTCTCCTTAATAAATTAAGCGAGAGCCTCAGCCCTCGCTTTACACAGCGTTATAGCTGCCTTATAGTCTATTCTCGAGTTCCTTGTACTGCTGCTGTGCCTCTTCTTCGTAGTCAGCGGCAAGCCCTGCCTGCTTCATTGAGTCCTCAATAACAAGCTGCACCTTTCTCGGTACCATAACCTTGACGCCTCTCTTAATCTGATAGTTCTTACCGTTAAGTGTGACTACTAGATCATCAGAGTATTTGTCTGAATCCTTGAATAGCATAATTTCAACAAGTTCTTCTAGGTAATCATCGCTTACCGGAGCAGTATTTTCAGCAGCCTCTTCATCTGCAGTATTTTCTACCGGAGCAGCAACCTCTTCATCTGTCATAGTTTCAACAGCTTCTAGCTCTTCATTTTTCTTTGCCATATTTGCCATAATTCTTTCTCCTTATATCAATATTGCTAGCCTGCAGAATTACAGGCTAGCTTTATGAATTAGTTTGGATCAGATTCCAGTGTTACGCAGTGCTCACATCTTACGATATAAGGGCTAACTAGAAGCTCTGCGGTCTTTGCAGCCTTCCATCCAGCAGTTGCTCTCTGATTGAGTGGATCTGCCGTTCCTGCTGAACCCTTCTGCTTAACAATCATCTCGAGTCCGCCACCTTCAATCTCGGTAGTTCCGTATGCGTTAGCACCTAGGAATAGCGTTCCATAGATTCTAGCTCCGGATGTGCTCTTCTCGTTGAAGATTTTAGCCTCTGTAGACTCGATAAATCTTACTCCTGCAATCTTTCCAACCTCTCCCTCGAAGATCTGAGTTGAACCTGCATACTTTGATGCATCAATCCATGCCTCATCAGACTGTAGGTCGTACGAGGTATCAGGATTGATGATAGCAACGTAGTACTTGTCAATCTTTGGAGCGTTAGCATTCTTAAGAATTCTAGCAGCTCTCTTGACTGTATCTACTGTTAGTTTGTCATCCTTGGTTAGTGCCGCTCTTGCCGACTTGCCGCCTGCGTAAAGTACGTTGGTGCCTGAGTGCATAACCTCTCTTGTAACTGTATCAAGTGTTCTTCCTGCCTGATCAGATAGCAGCTGCTGTGACTCTAGCAGGTTGTTATCTAGCGCTGTGAGAAGTAGCATATCTGATAGTGTTACGTAATCGCCGTACTGCTTGATTGTTGCAGATACCTCTGTCATCTGGAGCTTTCTTCCGTCCGGTGTTACACCCTCTGTAAGTGGTGTTAGTGCCTTTGGGAATGGCTTGTACTGTCTGAATTTAATAACCTTACCGCCATTCTTTGGAATTGGTCTCTTCTGTGCAAACTGGTCATGAATTAACTGCGGACCTGTGAGTCTGATAAGGTTCTTATCGTAGTACTCCTTCATATCCGGCGTCAGATTGCTATCTGTAGTGATATTTGTGTTTGGATTTCCGAAAAGGAAATAGTCTCTAACGTTCATTGTTCCTCCTTCCTCAGTTAGAAGGTAACGGTTTCACCTCTAGCTACTCGCTTATTGATTCTATCCATATCTTCGTTACTGAGATTACTAATGTTCTTCTTGACCTTTAGTGGAGCTTTTGACTGCATGCCGTTTTCACGCGGCCTTAGTCCCCTTGCTCTTACTGTGTCGATAGTGTTCTTCCTAGTTTCCTTAGTTGCCATCTGAATAGCGCCAGAGATTAACTCCTGTATATGTGCTGCTTCGAAAGCTTTTCTTACACTCATTCCAGATTCAAGGTAGCTCATGAATTCAGGATTCTCACTAGCCTCTTTCTTAAGATTAAAGTGTGGATACACATTTCTTAGTTCGGCGGATTCTGATTCCCACTGCTCGTACAGTGCGTCTGCTTGCTCTTTGGCAGCTCTTTTTCTCTGCTCTGCTTCAAGCCTTCTGTTTTCCGCCTCGAGTTTCTTCTGGTACTTGTACTGTTCAACCGACAAGCCTTCTCTTTCTGCTCTTTCTTCTAGCAGTTCGCCATCTTTTGCGATTGCCTCTTTGAGTCCGTTAAGATTACCAGGCTCGATATCGTACTTGTCATACAGTACAAATAGCGCATCTTCATATTCACCAAGTCTATTTCTATCCGCCTCTGCGTTCTTGAATCTCTTTGAAAGCGTATCCTTAACGCGCGCATCGTATAAGTCTTTATACTTTCCTTTGATTAGTTCTTCGAACTCTGCAGATAGGTCTTCGGGTTCATCGGCGTTTTCACCCTCTGATGGTTCATCGTCTGGTTCCTCGCTATCGTCATAGCTGTTATCATCAAACAAATCATCATCTTTCTTTTCTTCAAGGGCTGTGCCCTCTTCACCACTGGTAGCGACACCAGCATTACCGCTTGTTCCTTCGCCGCCCTCTCCATCGAAGAGGTAAAAATCTCTATATTTCATTGTTCCTCCTGCGGCTTACCCGCGAGCATTTATCTTTACGGATTTATGATATAAAAAAATTATTTATTATTCGACTACGGCATAATCACTTTGATATTTTTTGGGTATCCCTCTTCAAGAATCGTTAACATTTTACACGCGAACGTATATATGATTCTTGCGTATATCATTTCATTTACGTTGTCCGGATGCGATGTAAAGCTGATCACTACATCGCCAGGCTTGATATCGATCGAGCTTTCTAATCTTTCAACCATATCTGACACTGTATGTACTAGCGTGCTAATCGCAAAGCACACATGGCTCTCGCCTGCGTGCTCTTTGATATCTAACGTATACGTGATTTTGCCTTGTTCGCCTCTCTTACTCGTCAGTTTTGCTGATGTCATGACCTTCTCCTACGCTTGCTTGATTGCTTGCTCTATCTCTGATATTTGCCGCCCTGGTATTAACCGGTCTATCTATACCGCGCCTTGCCTCATATGCGGCTGCGTTTAACTGCGGCGCTACTTCCATTCCTAGAGCCTGCTGTACCTGCGATGTGAATTCGCCTGCTCCAACCGTCTGGTCTAGCATTCCTGCCATCTGCATAGCGATGCTAGCTAATTGATTCAGTTTTTCATTAAGGTTTCCGTTTTCTCCTACCTTCCTGCGGAGTTCTTCCACTCCTTCAAAGTCCATAGCGTCTAACAGCATTCCAGCCTGTACATAGTTGTTCGGATTGAATACGCCCATGCCGTACAGCTCTTTTACCGTCTCATTCTGCGACGCTCTATTAAACGCATTCTTTTTGGCAGCGGAGATTTTGACATCGAATATAGGTTTCTTTACGATTTCTGGCTGTCCTGTTACATCATCGATTGTTGTTTCCTTGAGTAATGAATTTTCAAAGCTGATAAATTCATACGATCCGCCCTCTCCGTCAATTCTGAAACAACGAGGTTCATCATAGAACTGTCTGATTAATTCTATAATCTGCTTAACCAATCTCACGTACGCTCGATACGAACCGCCTATCATGTCACGAGATAGCTTTGAACCTGCCTCTTGCAGTGCTGCAATGGCGCTAGCTGCCGTTACACCTGCGGCCGTACTTCCCTGCGAGAAGTCGCGATTGCCCGAGGTTTCTTTTAGCTCTTCTTTTTTCATCTCTAGGTAATTCATGACAAGTGACGGAAGCGGCGTTGTTTGAAACTGTTTGATATTCCCCTCTTCAATTCTGCCGTTCACCTCAAAGAAGTCTTGTGAATAATCAGCTACTTGCTCTGGGTTTACTCCTGAATTCTTGTTAATAGCCCATCTTGGTTTACCAACAAGAGCAGCATTCTTTGCGACAATCTGATCCATCTTGTTTATGACCATCTGAGGAGATTTCATAACATCGATATATCCGAAGCCTAGCATTTCAGATTCAACCGGGAATAGGTTATCAACAACGAACGGATATTCGCCTGAAATGTAATATCCGCTCTCTAGATACTCTTCGCAGTTCTCAGATGCAAAGAGTACGTGACCGTCTATAAATTTGCAGTAGTGAACTATCGTCCTACCGTTAACAGTCTGCTTATAGTACCAGTCATAAACGACTGTTCTGTTAGATGCTGAATCGTCACGCTCTGTATCGTACTTCACGATTTCAGCACCTGCAGAATTTGATAGCACGCCTTCTAAGTATGGATACATTCCTACGAGGATATCGTTATCCACAGCGTCTATTAGGAAGATGTTCGGTGAGTCCTGAATATATTTAATTCCTGGCTCCCATAGTAGATTTAGAACATCTATTTGCTTTACGGCAATATCACCGGCGCCGTTATCTCTTGTGTTATCCCAGTATGTAGCGTATACACAGAACCCTTGTTTTAGTTTGTACCACCACGCATCACTATATATTTGCTGAAAGTCACAGTTATCTAAGATGCATGGAACAATCTTTGATAGTGACAACGCAGAACCTTTATCGCTCTCTTCACGTGGTAATAGATTAGGCATAGGGTAGTTATCCATAGCGTCAGCATGTTTGTTAGCAAGTGAATTAAACATCCATGCACTTTCAGGCTTTGGATCGCTCTCTTTACCTTGTGCGTCTCCTATAACTTCCCACTGCTTGAACTGCCACCACTTCTCGTTCTCAACAATTCGCTTTTTGAACTTCTCAAGATTCTGCTTGTACTTTTCGTATGTGTTCTTTGCCTCTCCTATAACCTCTTCATCAATGATTCCATTTCGGCCATAGTTCGGGTCCCACTCTTTGCCCTCGTCTTCGTTAAAGGCTCCGTATTCTGCTTCTGGCTCTTCCTTTGCATCTAGCGATGTTGGTTCTGGCTCCTGCTCTATATAGTCTGGCTCTTCCTCTTCATCTTCGATAGGTTCTTCGGCTGCTTTCTTTGGGTCTATTCCTAGCCTCTTCATTAGCTGTTTATCTCCCTCGGCTTGCGCGGGATCTTCTTCGGGTTCTTCATCTTCTGGCTGTTCCTGGTCTCTTGATGGCCTTGCCTTCTCAACTTCTTTAGCGTTCTTTTCTTTTAGCTCTTTCTTCTTGTCTTTCATATTCGCTCCTTACATGTATTTGAAAAAGTCGTATCGTCCTAGCTGTGCAGGAATCATATTTAATGGGTCGTGTAGCCCATCTGTTCCCTCGTATAGCTTTGCCCTGGCGTCTCGTCGCTCATTTATAGGTGACTCCATGCATACATATCTCCATTCGTCGTATATATGATCTTCCATTTCGGTATTAATATCCTCTACCTTGGTTTCGCTGTATATTAGTTCCGGTACTGTTCTGATGAAGTCCTTGCAGTTTGAGAAGCAATAGAACATCGGTATTCCGTTCTCGTCAAAAGCTAATCTATAGTGGCACTGCATTTTACCGGGTATTCGTGTATGGTCTCCCTTCTCCCAGTACACACCTGCTTCCATAAAGGAATCGGCTATTGATTTACCGCCGTTTTCTTGGAATATTGCAGGGTCTGCAACTGCTGATATTGTTCTGCCCTTTAGGTTTGGATCTGATTCCTCGATTTCCTTTATTGCTTTAGCAATCTTCTCAGTAGTCCACTTGACGCCAGTATTTGGCTGGTCTGTACAGCCGTATAGTTCGTTGATTCTGTATAATCTGTTGTCGTTATCTACAGCGTACCAACCTACACTAAATGGCTTTGAGTAGCCCCAGTCAAAACCTCTAAATATTCTCCATGTTTCAGGAATCTTAAATGGACTTATGACATGGGTCCACTTACGATCTGCATGATGCTCTATCTCGTCGCTCCACTCTGTGAATACTTGTCCGCTGAATGAATTCCAGTCTCCGTACAGCAGTGCTTTTTTGTCTGCTTCCGGAAGCATAGCCAAATTTGCGATATAGTACGGGTCGTTTTCTAACAGCTTTTTGTTATCAAAGACTGTTGATGGTACAAACATACGGCTACGCACGCGCTCTATTAACTCGCCTGTAGGGGTAACGATTTTGTATACGCCCTTGATGCAAGTCATAGGCGGCGCAGGTGTTATAAATCTCTTTTTTACCCAGCCGTGACCAACTCCACCAGGGTTTGCGCTAGCTCTTATGTATACTCTCGTTCCTGGCGCAGTAGGACGATTACGCGACATTAGATACATGTACTGCGTACGCGTAAAATGCGTTAGCTCGTCAAATGCGATAAAGTCGTATGCCTTACCTTGATAGTTATATTTATCTGTTTCCCTCTGTAAATTTCCGAAGTATATTTTTGCTCCGCTTCCGAACTTCCAAACGTATTTTGATTCGTTGAATTTTGCGCTCGGAAATGCTTTTGAATATAGATTTATGGATCTATCCATGAGCTCTGAGAGCTGTGGGAATGTTCTACGAAGTATTAAGCCTTTATAATTCGGTATATGTACTTGCCTTAGTGCTTCGCATAATATAGCGTCGCTCTTTCCGCCTCCGGCTGCACCGCCATATAACACTTCGTACTCCGGGCGGCTCATGAATACTTTTTGACGTGGCTGCGGCTCCCATGCTATTTTCATTCTTCCACCTCAGTAACCTCTTCATCACTTAAATTAACAAGCACAATGCTTTCAGCCTCTTCAACGCTGATATTTTTATTCTCTGCTTCTGCTTCAAGCAACTTAACTTTTCTTTCTTCAAGTCTAACTCTTTTCTTCGCAAGCTTAAGATTTTCCTTTTCTTGGAACGTAAGAATAGTCTCCATTGACCGCCTCATTTTTTCGATTGCTTGCAGCGCATTAGCTGCATCTTTTACCTGTTTAAAATCTGTTCTCTTAAATTTTTTCTCAACGGTTTTCTTTGACACCGGAAAACCATCTGAATTGTATTCAGTTTCTTCAACCAGATATCTATTGAACTGCTTTGGATCTAAAAGAGCGTCGCTCATTATATTAGACAAGTTATGTACTATGCCTATTTCTTTAGATAAGTCTATAGATTCTAATTTAGATACACGCTCTACAGCTTTTCCGACAGTATCTGATACATATTTCCTGCGCTTTTCTTTCCACTCGTGACGGCGTGCATACTCTGAAATAGTACGCGCTGATGTTTGGTATTTAGTAGCTAGTTTCGCGTATGATGTATTTGTTGTTATGTAATCTACTTCGAGCTTGTTCCAATCCATGATTTCCTCCAGCTTTAATTATGCCTATTGATATGCGTTTTTTCGCCTGCTTCAAAATTTTTAAAAAAGTTTTGAAAAAGGTGTTGACAAGGTGTTAATGTGGTGGTATACTTTAGACAAGCTAAGGGAAGAGGTAAGTAAAACATGGATAAACGAACAGCACACATACACTTAAAAACTACCCCGAGAATTAAAGAAGCTGCCACAGAACTAGCAGCAAAGGAAGGTAGAACGCTAAGCAACTTTATAGAATCTCTGTTAGTTGAGCAGATTCAAAAAAACAAAAAATAA